ATTGGGGCGCAAAGAGGGAGAAGCACTTTGCCCTGAACGCTACAATGTCGCTGCACTGGAAAGCATTAAGTCCGTAGTGGGTTCATCTTTCCAGGGACTCTTCCAGCAACGACCAGCAGCGCAAGAGGGGTCAATCTTTAAGCGGGAATGGTGGCGCTATTACCAAGAACTGCCAAACATCAGCAATATTATCCAGTCGTGGGATACCGGATTCAAAGAGAAGACTTCAAATGACTTCTCGTGCTGCACCACATGGGGAGTAGCTCAAAACGGTTATTACCTGATGGACTTATGGAAAGAGCGCGTTCAATATCCCGAACTCAAGAGGCAGGCCAAGGCTCTTCACATGAAGTATCAACCTGGATGTGTACTGATAGAGGACAAGGCAAGCGGGCAGTCTCTCATCCAGGAGTTAAAGCGTGATACGCGCATTCCCGTAATCCCTGTCTCAAAAAACAAGGGAGACGACAAGGTAAGTTTGGCAAACTCCTGCACGCCACTGATTGAGGCAGGGAAAGTCTTTTTACCGGAATCTTTGCCTTGGCTCTCAGATTATCTTGACAGTATGGCAAGCTTCCCATATGCTGCTCATGACGATGATGTAGACAGTACAACGCAGGCTCTTAATTACTTTCTTAGGGGAGGCGGAGGGACCGGGATGTTAGACTTCTACGCAATGCTAAGCCGGAAGCAGGAAGAGCAGAAGAAGGCGGCATGAGCACTACAGATGATGATCTGAAGATCCTAGATTCACCTTGGGACAACTACTATGATTTCGACATGCCAGTCCTCGGATTTGAGAGCGAGTTAATCCGGGGATGTGTACTTGGTTGTTTGGTTTCAAGTCTCTTCTGGGGCTTGGTGTATTTGGTGTTTGGAAGATAACCAACTGAAAAAGGATTTACGAAAATGAAGAAGATGCTTTTACTGGTTGCGTTGCTTAGTTTGATCATTGCGCCGCTCGCCCTGGCGGATACCTTTACCTTCAAGTTCCCAACCGGATTGAAGAGCTTCAAGGACAAGGACGGGACCGAGTACACCCCAAGCACTTTGGGTCTGACCAGCACGACAGATCAAAAGCTCGTGCCTAACTTCATTCATGCCGGCCTTATCCCGGTTGACCAAGTTGAGACAGTGCTTTACCGCGACGACGCCTCTTATGCGGTCACGGATAATACCAATACAGTCACGACTTCAGTCACCCTGCCTGCGGGATTACTGGCAGCAGGCAAGACTATCAGGATGACGATTGGCGGTACAACCACCGGGACGACCAACACTCAGCCAGTGACTCTGTACTTGCTTGACGGCGTAGTAAGCACTCTCACTATCCCAGCCGCTGCGGTCGGTAGCTGGCGCTGTCAGTGGCTCATTCAGGAGTACACTGATACGGCGCACCAAAACATCCTGGGCAGTTGCTCTGCTGGTTCCGTGGCAGGAGCTACCTCAGCAACCTTGGTCGAAGCTGTCAAGGCTACCAAGAGCACGGCGGCGGCCACCCTCCTGAAGACCTACATCACCAACACAGCGGCCAGTGCGGACAACATTACGCAGACTTTTGGGATGGTTGAGTTTCTTCCATAGAGGCTCAGAAAGGATAGAGTGATATGAAGCGAACAGTAATCATCCTGATTGTGGCCCTGCTGGGTGTTCTGGCAGGTCTTTCTATTGCCCTGGCTACCGATACCTACACGCTGAAGTTTCCGCCTGACCTTAAGAGCTTTGCGGACAAGACGGGCACTCAGTACACCCCGGATGCCAATAGTCTGACAACCATCACCGATATTAGCTTGCTTCCTCCGTTCTTGTATGCGGGATTCATTCCGATTGATATGTTCCCAACGGTTCTCTATCGGAACAATACCGTTTACACGGTTTCCGACAATTCGACAACGGATACATGCTCGATGACTTTACCCATCAACCTGCTTCAACCCGGGCGGTCACTGAGGATCACAGCAGGAGGCACAGTCGCAGGGACTGGGTTCACCAAGCCGATAATCCTGTACCTGAGTAATGGAGCGGTCAGCACCATTTCACTTCCCACCACTGCTATAAACGAGTGGGCGTGCGAGTGGCTGGTGAATGAGTACACTGATTACGCTCACCAGAACATTCTCGGGTCATGCAAGGCCGGTACAGTAGCCGGGGGTACTTCATCCACTTCAGTCGAGGCGGTGAAGGCAACTAAAACCCTGTCTGCTGCGGCTACGCTTAAGTTTCAGCTTACTAACCACGATGTAGATTCAATCGTACAGACCTATGCGACGGTTGAATTGTTGCCGTAACCTATTACATTTCATGGACTCAAAGGGGGAAGACATGAACAGAGTAAGCAAGGGATTGGTTCTCATGGCGTTGCTGACATTGTGCTTGGCAGGGTGCGCCGCTGGCAGAGTCTGGGACAGACCGAACCTGACAGCGGAGGAAGCTAATTATGATGTAGCCCAATGCAAGTATGCTATGACCGTTTATGGCTATGTTCCTGCCAGTTACTACCGTCCAGGCAACGTGGGTCAGGCAATCGGTGCTGGCATGGCGGATGGGGTGGCTCAGGCAATGAGAGAGATGGAGATTTTCAATGCCTGCATGAGAGCAAGGGGTTATCAATTGGTGACCAGAAAAACAGGAGAGTAACAATGGAAGAGTATCAAGTCAGAATATTCAAAGAACGTGAGTTTCTTGAGGTCAAGATCACAGCTCTGAAGACCTTTATCGCTTCCGAGCGATTCAAGTCAGTTGAGAAGGCCGAACAGGACCGGCTCAAGAAGCAGCTCGACATCATGCAGCAATACTCCATCATTCTGAATGATAGAATTGTTGCGATTATGGACAAGGACAAGGCTCCTGCTCCTCCTCCCGTTCAAGACAAGGTGACTTCAGAGACGGAAAGCCGCGTCAAGAACTTTCCGGCAGGGCCGATGGTGGACAAGGAAGAGAAAAAAGACTAAATGACTCGAATCGCTCGATTCAACGAACAGGTGGCAGTCATCCTCACCCGGTCCTTCGGGTCCATGTGGACTGCCTACCTGTTCTTGGTCATGAGTCTTGTGCCAGTCATTCCAGGACTGATGGGCCTTAGTCCTATCGTAATGTATATCAGCACAACGATCATCCAGCTTGTGGCTCTGCCCTTACTGGCGGTGGGTCAGCAGGTATTGGGCCGCGATCATGAGCGAATCATTCGTGAGATGCACGCAGGCATAAAGGCCGAGCTAGTGCTTGCCAAGGAAGAGCGGGCACACATGCATGAGTTGCTTGGCAGACTGGGGAGCGATAAGGGGTTCGCCAATGTGGTGGTTTAGCCGAAAGCCTCGCAAGCGTGAACTTGAACCCGTAGACGTTTTCGCGTCCTTCTGGTGTGATGGGGCCTTTGGCAATCTTACCCTCATCTGTGATCGTACACAAATGGGATCTTCGATAATGGTCAGCGCCTTCCAGGTGGAGGCGCAGCGACAGTTTGGAACCGATAAGACGCCCGTTCTCATCTCCTGGATAGAACTTGATGGCAGAGAATAACAACCTCAAAGCACTCGCAGCACTCAGGGCCGAGCACAGGTCGGGCGGGCAACTTGTAGGCTCGAACCTCAAGAAAGTAACTGACCTGGACATTACCCATGCTTCAGCCGTAGCACGCTCAGGATCATTCGATACGTCCGGTCAGAAGGCTGGCAACCGGATTGTGCAGGGCGTTGACCACATGACTTGGTTTGGCCCCTTGCAGCCCATTGAGCCGGCGGTAAGGCCGGAGAGCGCTGAACTTCTTGGAGTGCTTGGACGGCAGTGGGATTACCCGGTCGGGTACAACCTGCGAATCACGCCAAGGCAAGAAGAGCTTACGAGCTTCCAGCAGTTGCGGTCGCTTGCCGATGCTCTTGATATTCTCCGTATCGTAATTGAGACGCGCAAAGACCAGATGGGCAAGATTCCCTGGCGCATTCAGCCGCGAGAAGGCAAAACGGTTGATGACAAGACTCTTGGGAAGCTCACGGAGTTCTGGTGGTCGCCTGATAAGCAGAACACATGGGATATGTGGCTGCGGGTATTGCTCGAGGAGTTGTTTGTGACTGATGCTCCGGCACTCTATCCCCGGCCAACGAAGGGCGGCAAAGAACCATGGGCATTTGAGGCGCTTGATGGATCGACTATAAAATTACTGTTGGATGCTAAGGGTAGAACCCCGTTACCTCCTGGGATAGCCTATCAGCAGATCTTAAAAGGCATGCCTGCCGTTGAATACACCCAAGATGAATTGATCTATCGCCCGCGCAATGTGCGTGTCTGGAAGGCATACGGCTATCCTCCCACAGAACAAATCCTGCTGACCATCAACCTTGCATTGCGGCGCAACGTCTCACAACTTCAATACTTCTCGGAAGGCAACATCCCCGAAGCCCTTGCCAGCGTTCCAAAGGAATGGTGCTACTCCGATGATACCGAAGTGCTGACAAAAGAAGGATGGAAATACTTTGCAGAAGTAGAAACAGAGTCAGATGAATTCGCTACACGAAATACAGCAGGAATATTTGAATGGCAGAAGGCTGACAGAATCACAAGAACTCCTTTTTCTGGTGACATGATATTCCTCAAGTCCAGGACAATTGACTGTCTGGTGAGTCCGGCGCATCGAGTTCTTGTCGCAATGAAGCAAGACGGAGATCCAAGATGTGAGAAGATCGTCGTTGCAAGTGACCTTCTCAAAAAGCATAATGAGCGAGAAAGGATACCAGTCACTTCAAGGTGGGACAATGGGACAGAGATTGAGGATGTGTCATTCAATCATACCCAGACCAGAGGAAAGCCCAAGAACTTGAGCATGACCGGAGACCAGTTCTGTGCCTTTATGGGAGCTTGGCTGTCAGAAGGGTCCTGCAATAGAGGCAGCATAATGATTAGCCAAAACCAAGAAAGTAAGGGGCATTGGCTTTTCCTGGGCATGCTTACCGATATTATCGGAAAACCTCCGGCACATGATGGTCACAGTTTTAGCTTTGGGTGTTCTCCCCTTGTTGATTATCTTAGGCAGTTTGGGCATTCTTATGAAAAGTTTATCCCTTGGCAGATTATGGGAGCCCCAAAACGTCAGATTAAAATATTCCTAAAGTTCTATATTGCAGGAGATGGGTCATCCAGTCACCCTGCAATCTTTACATCGAGTAAGCGGTTGGCTGACCAGCTACAGGAATTGTTTCAAAAAATTGGCAAATCGGCAACGATTAGGGAAGACGATAGGCGAGGCCGCATTGTTAATTTCAGAGGACACAAGGCAGTAACTAGGCATGTCAACTATGTTGTGAGTTATACTTCTAGCAAAGCCAGGAAATTTACGGTTACGGCAAAACCTTATGATGGATTTATTAATTGCGTATCAGTTCCAAACGGTATCCTCTATGTGCGCCGAAATGGTAAACCGTGCTGGTCTGGTAATTCGCTTGATCAGATAGCGCAGTTCCAGCAATACTGGGATGATACCTTAGAGGGCAACTCAGCGCAGCGCCGGCACCTGAAATTTATCCCGGATGGCATGAAGTACATGCCCACCAAGGACGGCCTGGTTGACCTCAAGAACATGTTCGATGAGTGGATTGCCCGGATTGTGTGCTTCACGTTCAGCCTGCCGCCAACGGCCTTCATTCGTCAGATCAACAGGGCCACCGCGGTCACTGCCCAGAAGACCGCCACAGAAGAGGGCTTGTTCCCTACGATGCAATGGGTCAAGAACCTCATCAATTACTGTCTGTGGGTCTACATGCGCCAGCCAGACGTCGAGTTTAGCTGGGACCAGGAAGAGGACATTGACCCGCTGGTGCAGGCTCAGATCGACAAGATCTACATTGACGAAGGGGTTCAGACGGCGGAACAGATCGCTCAAGCTCGTGGGTTTGATTTCGACAAGGCGGCGCAAGAGGCGAAGCAGGCGCAAGAGGAGCAGGCAAGGCAAGACCAGTTAGCGGTGCAGCACGCCAAGATTAAGTCAGGGATAGTGGGTAATGGCGAAGAATCAGGAAATGGATCTGGCAATGGCAAGGAAGCACCTCAAGGCACAGAGGCGAAGTCGAATGAGAAGCTTCCAGGCAAAGGTGAGAAAGCCGAGAAGTTAGCCAAAGCCCAACCCTATCGCTTAGTCAATCCTCCCCCTTTTGAGCGACCTTCAACTACTCGGGCAACAAAAGAGTTGACAAACAGGCTCAACACGTTCTTTAAGAAGCAGAGACGTAGTGTTGCAGGCCAGTTGGTTGAGGCGATTAAGCCGGAACTGGAGAAGCTTGAAAAGATTCAGGAGAAGCAAGACTAATGCCAGTACCCACTAAAGCTCAGATCGAAGCCATAGCCAAGAAGGTCAAACTGACTGGATGGGCAATGCTGACTTCTGAGTTTGAACCGTATATCCAGAACATAGCCGCTGAGACCGGATCTGAGGTGCTGATGACTCTGGGTATCCAGACCGATGCTACAAATCGAGAGATAGTCAATGTGGCTTCCGAATGGGCGCGTGAGCGCTCTGCCGAACTGGTGGGGAAGAAGTGGGTGGATGGTGTACTGGTTGATAACCCTAATCCCGTATGGAGTATCAAGGAGACGACCAGAGAAGCCCTAAACGGTATCATTGCCGAGGCTATGGAGAAGGGTCCATCCGTTCAGGAGCTTGCACCACTGATTGAAGAACTCACTACAGAGTCAAGCATCTTCTCACCGTATCGCGCCGACATGATAGCCCGGACTGAGATAGGCATGGCGCACATGGCCGGTAGCAAGGCCGGCTATGAGGAAGGCAAGGCGCTTGGGCTTGAGTTCGAGAAGAAATGGCTTGTGAGTCAGGATGAACCGGACGACGAGTGCATGGACAATGCTGACGAAGACTGGATTCCCTATGATGATGCGTTCAGTAGTGGGGATGATATGCCACTGGCGCATCCGAACTGCAAATGTTCGTTGGCGGTGCGAGTGATCCGAGAAGGTCAAGAAGAGGAAACAGACGATGGTGAGGCTGAGAAGCTTGCCAAAGGAGGCTCCGGCTCAGGCAACTTCGGGCACTCGGGGCGTGAAGGGCAAGTGGGTGGCTCAGGGGAAGGGGGTTCCTCAAAAGTAAGTCCTCCCACCGGGGCCAATGATATGGAACGCTTTTTTTCAGAAGTTGAGCAAACGCCAGAATACAAAGAAGTTGACCGCAAACTTTCTGAATTGCAAAAGGAAACGCGATCTGGTAATGTGACTACATGGTCAATAGATCAGAATTCCGATGCTGAAGGAAACCTTACAGCAGAACGGATGCAACTGCATGAAGAGATTATTAATTCAATGCTAAACGACAAGGCGGCGGTTCCAGAAGGACAAAGGCCGCAAGCCGTCTTGCTCATTGGGGCAAGTGGAGCAGGAAAAAGTACGGCAGGGTTGCCCTATGCCAAAGAAATCGCCCCAGAACACACCTATGTCAACTCAGACGATGTGAAAGAAGCTTTGCCGGGCTACCAGGGTTGGAATGCAGCAGCTTTCCACGGAGAATCAGGAAAACTTGCCGAAGGAGAACTGGCCGGAAGAGCGCTTGGACTTAATCATAATATCGTGATGGATTTAACAGGGCGGCATGCCTCTAAAATGGAACGGATGGCGTCAGAGTTTGCCAAGAGAGGTTACGATGTGCATACCGTCTTTGTAGATATTCCGTCGTATGTTTCTACCGGGCGAGTGTGGAGCCGGTTCTCGGATGGAACGGGGCGCTTTGTGCCACCGCGATACGCTTATTATGGAGTTGATACTAAGCCGCTTGAATCTTTTGAAAGACTTAAAACAAATCCCGATGTAAAGAGTTACATCCGAATTGACAATACCAACAGACCGGCAGTGGTAGTTGACCGAGGTGGAAAACACTGATGGACTTAAATAAGCTTTACGAAAAGATGGACGACCAGATTGACGATTGGCTTCTTGAAACACTGAAGGAAGATCCGGAAAAGGAAGAAACTCAAACAAAAGACAAGAAGGATTAACCATATAGGCTAAAGCCCACAACCTGAAAAAACCTTATCTGTCCGGGGTAGCTCCCCGCTGGCAGAGCCCGAAATTGAAGAGCCCGCTTATCGTGCGCACGCGGTAGGTGGGCTTTTCTTTTGGGCGGTAAGAGGATGAAGAGAATGAGTGACAACGAATTAAGCCTGTTCCTGCCAATAACCAAAGTCGATGAAGAGAAGCGCCTTGTGTACCTTCGCGCAGCTCAGGAGATACCCGACCGGGCGAACGAGATCATGGACTATCAGAAGTCACGGCCATACTTCGAGAAGTGGTCTCAGGAACAGCACGAGGCGAGCATGGGCAAGTCTTATGGGAATGTGCGGGCTATGCACCAGAATCGGGCGTCAGGAATCATTGCAGAGCCGCTTTCCTTTAATGATGTTGATAAGGCCATCGACGTAGTGGTGAAGGTAACAGACGATGAAGATTGGCGCAAATGCAAGGACGGAACCTACACTGGCGGAAGCATCGGAGGTTCATATGGTGAACGAACGATAGAAAAGTCAGCAAGTGGCAAGAATCTAACGCGCTACGTCGCCATGCCCAATCACCTCGCCCTCGCCGATCGGCCCTGTATTCCCACGGCTACATTCCGGCTCATTAAGGCCGATGGTACAGAACAGGATATTCCCTTCAAAACAGGAGTACAGCAGATGCACTCAGCAGCCGTAATGATCGAGATGATCAAAGCGCACGGAGAGGAGAACGGGCAGCGGTTGCTTGATGCTTACTCCTCAGAGGAATTGGTGAAGATGGACCAGGCGGCTCAGGTTGCGGCTATCGCTAAACTGAATGGCGGTCCTGAAGTAAAACCTGAATTGGCCAAAGAGGATCTTGAGAAGAAAGAATTCAGCCCCAAGGAGCGCGAGAAGCTTGCCGATGAAGGTAAAGCCATGCCGGGAGGAGGTTTTCCAATCGAGAATGAGGCCGACCTCAAGAATGCTATTCAAGCAATTGGCCGAGCCAAGGACCCGGAAGCGGCAAAGGCGCACATCAAGGACCGCGCTAAGGCGCTCGGATTGACTGCCCTGATTCCAGAGCAGTGGGGCGGGGAAGAAGCCAAGAAAGCCGACGATACTGGCGAACTCACCAAAGACGACAACTTCAACGAAGTCCTGGAAACCAACGGCGAAGCAATGGACGTTCAGCAAGCCCTCTCTGCCCTGATGACCATTCAGGCTCTCATGGAAGGCGAGCAGGATGAGAACCATCCGGAAGATGCGGCTCAACTCACTCAACTCAAACTGGCTATCACTGCGATCAAGGAATTCATTGCCAGCGAAATCAAGGAAGACAACAGCACCGCAAAGGCCGATGAATCCGGAGACCTCGAGAAGATCGGAGCCAAGATCGGTCGCGGCAACATGGAAAAGCTCCAAGGCGCTCACGACCACCTCGTGGCTATGGGAGCCAAGTGCATGAAATGCAGCAAGTGTGAAGGTGATATCTCCGCTGTCAAGACTGAGGAAGTCGGGGACCTTGCCAAACTTGCCGATGATGCCATTGAATCACTCAGGAAGACAGATGATGAAATGCGAAAGATTGCAGAAACCCTAACCAAGCTTGATCAGGAGAATGACGCACTGAAAAAGCGAGTGGAAGAACTGGAAGCCGAACCCGCAGAAGGCAAAGCCTTCCTCAAGGTTGTAGCTGTCAGCAAGGAAGACGACCAGAAGATGACCAAGCAAGACGCCGGACCCTCCGCAGATGACCTTGCCAAGATGAGCAATGAAGACAGATTGCTCCTCGCCGGCGGGCACACCATGTCGGAAATCTCCAAAATGGATCAGGACGCGAAGGTCATGGCACTCATGAAAGTAAGCCTATCCTTCCCGGTGACGAGAATTAATCTTCCTGGCATGCAACAGGGTCAGGAATAAGGAGCAAACACGAAATGCTTGAGAATTTGACTCAGGAAACGATTGATCTTGCCAAGGCTGCTCTGGGTACTCCCAGCGATGAGCTGACCAAGGCTTATACACAACCATCAACGGCGATTACGGGCATTGCAGCCTATGATCTTGAGGCGCCTTCGCGTAACGCAAGGGCCATACTGTAGTGATGCAGTATGCAAACTCCCCTGTATCGGCGAACATCCTTCGCTTTACTTGTATGGATAAAGTAGTTATGATGATTCCATATCGTAAAGGTCAAGTGGAAAACGCCGAGGGAACCCCTTATAGAAGGGGACTCCGTAGAGACTGCACGGGGAGGGTCTTGTGGACTGGAGCAATCTTCAAGCCATCTATGATGAGCTTGGTACGATGAAGGAAGTTGCTAAATTGTTTGAATGCAGTGTGCATAAGGTTCAAAGAGAACTAAAGAAACAAGGGATCGAGTCTCATCCTCTCGGGTCTCCAAAGGGATATAAATGGGATGAAAAGAGGCATACTGCACATAGACAGGCGATGCAACGACCTGAAGTAAAAGCCAGATATAGAGAGAATCTTCTTAAAAGACTACCCTCAATGTCTGGACCATCTGCTAACTCACCGCTTGAAAAATTGCTTCACGGAGCACTTATGCGGGCCGGTATCTCTTTCTCTACTCAGGAGCGCAAGCTAAATAAATACTGTGTAGATATTGAGATTAAACAGGCTCCAGTGATCATTGAAGCGGACGGAGCACGCCATTTCCTTCATTCAGAAGCTGATGCTTTAAGAGATGAAAGCCTTTCAGATGCTGGTTATGATGTAGTTCGATTCAATGGTACTGCAATCAATGCTGATCCAGACGGATGTATCAGTCAAGTGATTAAGTTGTTTGACCTGAAATCTGATACTGACCCAACGTATGAAATCAGAAATGGGATGACAGGTTCAAATAATCCGTGCTGGAGAGGCGGGAAACAGGTTTTCTCTTGCGAACAATGTGAAACTACATTCGAGCAATACCCGTCGAACCGCTCTCAAAAGAGAAAATTCTGTTCAGCTAAGTGCTACTGGCTTTGGATGCGGAAACATCCCGAACAAAGCAATGTTCATGCTCGATGGAATAAGCACCGGGCAAGCAAGATCGTGACACAGTCCGAGCTGCATGGAGACATGCAGAGCCAAGCAGAAATGCCTTGGCCTCTGAATAACCGGGCAGAGTAACAATACTGGCCAAAATGTTATACCCGGTTCTGTGTCCACTTCGCAACGCCATCCCGCGTGTAAGCGGCAAGGGCGGCATTCAAGCAAACTGGCGAGCAGTTACGGGCGTGAACGTCAACAACAAAAGCTGGGGTATCAGTGAAGGCTCCAGAGGCATTATCACTACTGACACTGTGGCCGAGTACACCGCCGCATACAAGGGCGGAGGTTCCGAGCAGTCGATCACATGGGAAGCAACCTATGCGGCGGAAGGCTTTCAAGACCTTCGCGCCCTGGCTGCTCTGAATTTGCTCAAGGCTCAGATGATCGAGGAAGAAAAAATCATTCTCGGTGGGAACAACAGCCTGGCTTTGGGTCAGGTTGGCACCGTGACAATCAGCCTCGTGGATGATAGCACCACGGGAACGCTTGCCGATAGCATCACCATTTATGTTCAGGTTGTCGCCCTGACGATGGAAGGCTATCTTGCGTCGAGTTTGACCGGAGGTTTGCCTGTATCTGGGACCGTAACTCTGGCAGATGGCACTACCGAAGCCCGCAACATGGGAACCTCTCAGCCGAGTGCTGAAGTGTATCAGGCTACCGGAACCGGAGGCGCACAAGACGTTCATGGGATTCGTATCAGTTGGCCCGTAAAGAATGGTGCTGTAGCTTATGCCATTTACTGGGGTCAAAACACCGGGGCAACCCGCCTTGGGGCCATTGTGTTCAACAACAGTTACCTGATTACTGCTGATACTGCTGGCTCAACAAAACAGCTCATTTCAGCCCTTCCCAACAGTGACAAGAGCCGGAATAGCTACGTTTATGACGGATTCCTGACCCAGATCTTCAACTACTCCACAACGAATGCCTATGTCTATTCGATGGCAACTGGGACTCCTGGCGTGGGTACTCCCCTCACGGGTGATGGATACGGTCAGATTGACCAGTTTGAAACCGTCCTGCAATACCTCTGGGACAACTACCGGCTTTCCCCGGACGAAATCTGGTGGAGTTCTGATGTGGCGCGCACTGCCAGCCAGAAGATCCTTGAGGGCGCGGCAAACGCAGCGCAGCGCTTCTCCTATGTCACTACTCAAGACAACATCACGGGTGGTACAATCGTTAAGAACTACTGGAACAAGTACGGACTCACCAATGAAATGCAGAGTCTGCCGCTGAAGATTCACCCGTACCTGCCCCCTGGTTTGGTGTTCTTCAACACGAAGCAGCTCCCGTATGCTCTGAGCAATGTTCCCAATGTGACCCAGCTCAGAATGCGCCGGGATTATCACCAGGTTGAATGGCCGATTCGCAAGCGGTCCTGGGAGATCGGTGTGTATTGGGATGGCGTGCTTCAATGCTACTTCCCGCCGGCCCTGGGCTTGATTCGTAACATCGCCAGCGATTAGACGGCGAAAGGGGTTTTAATATGCCTGTCAGACTAAAAGCTCCCGTAGGTTGTAGTTCTGCAAGTATTGGGGATATGGAATTTGTTCCTGATGCTGAAGGAGTGATCGAAGTGCCCGACGATGTAGATTATGCAGAACTGCTAAACCATGGCTTTACTCCTGCATCACGCACGGACTTGAGGCCGGTAAAATTGTCCTATATGAAGGACAAGGATGCTGGTCTCATTCATGACGCAAAGCTGAAGGCCGATGCTGTGGCTAAAGGAGAAATAGCCTATGGTCGCAAGTCACCCGATGTCGCACCAGAAGCCAAAGAAAAGAAAGAGCGACCTCCGATAGTCAGGAGCAAGAAGTCGTGACGGACTTAACCACTCTGGCAACAGTAAAGCAATGGCTGGGTATCGCTGATAAGGCCATAACCGGCATATCGAAGGCGAACCCAGCCATTGTGACCTGTGCAAATCACAACCAAGTTACGGGCAAGCAGGTCGTCATCTCTGGGGTGGGCGGCATGACTCAGGTGCATGGAACATACACGATTACCAAACTGAGTGACGCCACCTTTTCAATCGGAGTTGATTCTTCCCTGTTCACCACCTACGCAAGTGGCGGATTTGTCGGGGTGGACGATGTGATGCTTGCCAGGCTGATTACCGCAATCACTGGATGGATTATTGCCGAATCGGGGCGCTCATTAGCATCGGATGATTATACTGAAACCTATAATGGACTCGGTAGCCGGAGGATGAGTTTAAGGAATTTCCCGGTTACTGACGTAACGAGTTTACAAGTTGATGGTATAACAATCCCTCAAGCTCCCGGTCCAGGGCAGGCCGGATACTTCTTTGATCGATATAGCCTCTACCTGAATGGATACGCCTTCAGCAAGGATGTCCAGAACGTGATTGTGACCTATACAGGAGGTGCTGAGGCCGGGGACTGGGAGCTTGTCATGGCCGAGCAGGTTTGTCTTGAGCTTTTATCCCTGGCATACCGCGGGAAGGAGTTCATTGGACAGAGAACGAAGGCATTAGCCGGAGAGTCTGTGTCTATTAACTTCTCGGATGTGCCTGCAAGTACGCAACAGAAGCTCAACAAGCTAAAACGGGTGACTCCGATATGATAAAGGCATGGATCATCGGTTCCGAGAAAGTCATTTCAAAGTTTGAAAAGTATAATGACAAGATAGACAGGGTAATTAAAAAGTCTTTAGTCGCCCTAGCTCTTGATATGACTACTTTAATCAAGGGAGGAAAACTATCAGGACAAGTGCTCAACGTTCAGTCTGGAACACTTAGAAGAAGCATAGACCATCGGTTGATTGACTTTGGTGGTGGGAATTTAATGGCTGAAGTATATACGAATGTGCCATATGCTGCAAAGCATGAGTATGGTTTTCTTGGAACTGAAGATGTTCGATCCTTCATGCGAAGAGCTCCAATGCCTGGGGCTAGCAAAAAAGCCAAGAAGAACGCTCCAAAAGAAATACGTGTTCAGCCATTCCGAAGAAGAGTCAATGTTCCTGAAAAATCATTTATGAGATCAGCCCTTGAGGACATGAGACCTAACATCATCGCTGAGTTAAATGATGCAATAGAGAGTATCTTGAAATGATCCGCGAAACCATCTATGCTGCACTCTATGCCAAGTCATCCATTCTGCTGGGGTTCAACACTCAGCGGAGGAGGCTAAAACATTGGAGCGACATGAGCATTGATGAGTTTCCGGCGATCTTCCAGGGACAGGGAGAAGAACATCCAAGTCAAGGCAAGGGCCGACCTACAGTGTGGACGCTAAGGCCGAAGCAGTACCTTTACGTTCATTCCGGGAATGATGAAAGCCTTGACCCGGCAACACTGCTCAACCCCAAGCTGGACATCCTTGAAGGGGCCTTCATGCCTCCCTTAATGGTGGACCAGAACCGATATGTTAATACGCTGGGCGGTCTCGTGGAGCACTGCTGGATCGCAGGAATTGAAATGATGGAAGGCGTTCTCGGTCCCATCGAGGTAGCCATTGTGAGTTTTGATATTCTAACATTAGGGAGTCAATGACATGGCAGGTTTTTCTTTTGGCGCTGGTTCGCTCTACGGCATTAAAACAGTGGCCGCTGGGAGTGTGGCTACTCCGGTTAAGTTCGCAGGTTTCCAGGAAGGAAGCATCGAAATGACCGGGACGGTCAAAGAGGCTTATGGACAATACACCTTCCCGATTGCTGTGGCCAAGGGCACCAGCAAAACGACAGGGAAGCTCAAGCAAGTGATTATCCAGGGCGGTGCGTATTCCGACCTGTTCTTTGGTGGGTCCAATGTGCGCGATGCTCCTGTTGCCAACCAGATGTATATTGCCGAGGATGAGGCTGCAACGATTCCATCACAAACTACCTATACCGTGACAGCAACTCATGGAGCTACGTTCCTGCAAGATCTGGGATGCTTCAATGCCACTACAGGCGCACAGATGACTTGCATTCTGACTGGTCCTACGGTAGCCGGAACTTATGAGGTGTCTGCTGCTGGGGTCTACACGTTCAGTGCTGCTGATGCAGCTGTTCCGGTTACGCTCAACTACGCCTACACCCTCACAACCGGACATACCCTTTCAGTCTACAACCAACTCCTGGGCGTCACCCCATCCTGGCAGTGCTGGTTTAGGACTCAGTACCTGACGAAGCAAGTGGTGTTTAAGTTCATGAAGTGCGTATCCAGCAAGCTCTCTTTCGCCACCAAACTGGAAGACTTCATGATGCCCGAAATGGATTTTGCATACTTTGCCGACGACAACAACTTGGTGCTCGAGATTGGCTACCCTGATTAAGACGTTGAAAGGGAATGACAAATGATTGATGGCGTAACTATGCAGATAGCAGGGAGGGAATGGGTAATCCCTCCCCTTAACCTCAAGCAACTCAAAAAGCTCGGGCCAAAACTCAACCAGATTCCTGCCGGTCCAGCAA